GCAATTTTTTAAAAGATATAATAAAAGAAACAGGTAATGAATATGCTACATTAGTGGCAGACGGTGTTGATTCAGCAGACGTAACAAGTTTTATAGACACAGGCTCTTATTCATTTAACGCTTTACTATCTGGTAGTATTTACGGTGGTATGCCAGCAAATAAAATTACAGCAATTGCTGGGGAAGCTGCCACAGGTAAAACATTTTTTGCCTTAGGTATCTGTAAGGCATTTTTAGATAAAAACAAAGACGCTGGTGTTATTTACTTTGAGTCAGAGGGTGCTATCTCAAAAGATATGATTGAGAGTAGAGGTGTTGATTCTAGTAGAATGGTTATAGTACCAGTTGCTACAGTACAAGAATTTAGAAGTCAATCAATTAAAGTGATTGAAAAATATTTAGAACAACCAGAGTCAAGTAGAAAACCTCTGTTGTTTGTATTAGACAGTTTAGGTATGTTATCTACCACAAAAGAAATGGAAGATACTGCCGCTGGCAAAGAAACAAGAGACATGACTAGATCACAAATAGTCAAGTCAACATTTAGAGTATTAACATTAAAATTAGGTAAGGCTGGCATTCCATTGATTATGACCAATCACACTTATGACGTAATTGGTTCTATGTTTCCACAAAAAGAAATGGGTGGCGGTTCAGGTTTGAAATATGCCGCTTCATCAATCATCTACCTAAGTAAAAGAAAAGATAAAGACGGTACCGAAGTAGTTGGTAATATTATTCATTGTAAAAATTATAAATCAAGGTTAACAAAAGAAAACGCTATGATTGATGTTAAGTTAACATACAAAACAGGACTAGATAGGCATTATGGTTTACTAGAACTTGGCGAACAAGCAGGTGTATTTAAAAAAGTATCTACAAGATATGAAATGCCTGATGGTTCAAAAGTGTTTGGTAAAAACATCAATGATGATCCTGAAAAATATTTTACAAAAGAAGTATTAGATAATATTGATGAACATGCCAAAAGAAAATTTACATACGGACAAGACGAAGAATAAAAGATACGCCTTTGCTCAAAAAGAAGGTGATGATTTTACTTGTATAAAACTTACTGAAGGTAAGTTTAAAAATATTATATACAAATATAATCACGTCAAGTTTTCTCAGACAGAGAACGCAGATGGCGAAATACCTTTAAAATTTACATTTGACATTTTATCAAACCCTAGTAAAGCCAGCATTGACACCGAAGAATTTAAAGTGTATATTGGTGACATACTAGTAGAATTAGTGGAAGAACAACTTAAAAATGGGTCTATCATCTTTGAATAATAACGAAAGAATTGAAATAACTATACTGAGAAATTTAGTCTTTAATGAAGACTTTACTCGTAAAGTAATACCTTTTATTAAATTACATTATTTTAATAAGAGAGAAGAACAGTTATTATTTGATCAGATTGACAAGTTTGTACAAGAATATAAAAACTTACCTAGTAAAGAATCTTTATTAATAGAACTTAATCAAAGAAAAGATATTAACGAAGAACAACTAAAGTCTGTAAAAGAAATTTTAACTACATTACACCAAGAAGAAGTTGAACAACAATGGTTATTAAATACAACTGAAAAGTTTTGTAAAGACCGTGCTGTTCATAATGCTGTATTAGAAGGTATTAAAATACTAGATGGCAAAGATAAGAAACAATCACCAGAAGCAATACCAAGTATTTTATCAGACGCTCTTGCCGTTTCATTTGATAACCATATAGGGCATGATTATATTGGTGACGCTCAAGCTAGATTTGACTGGTATCACACTAAAGAAAAAAAATATAAGTTTGATTTATCTTTCTTTAATAAGATTACAAAAGGTGGTGTGCCTAGTAAAACTTTAAATGTTGCTCTCGCAGGTACAGGTGTAGGTAAATCTTTGTTTATGTGTCATGCTGCTTCAGCATTTTTAACACAAGGAATAAATGTATTGTATATTACTTTAGAAATGGCTGAGGAAAGAATTGCTGAAAGAATAGACGCTAATTTATTTGATGTAACAATAGATGATTTACATGTAATGCCTAAACAATTGTATGATACTAAACTTACTAAACTACAAGGCAAAACTACTGGCAAATTAATTATTAAAGAATATCCTACTGCTTCTGCTCATAGTGGTCATTTTAGAAGTTTACTAAATGAACTAGCATTAAAGAAAAGTTTTAAACCACAAGTTATCTTTATTGATTATTTAAATATTTGTGCTAGTGCTAGATTTAATGGTGGTAATATATCATCTTATTTTTATATCAAAGCAATCGCTGAAGAATTAAGAGGTCTTGCTGTTGAGTTTGATTTACCTATCTTCACTGCTACACAAACAACTAGAACTGGTTTTGTTAGTACAGATATTGGCTTAGAAGATACATCTGAAAGTTTTGGTTTGCCAGCAACTGCTGACTTTATGTTTGCTCTTATGTCAAATGAAGAACTAGAGGCGTTAGGTCAAATGAAAGTAAAACAATTAAAGAATAGATATAATGATCCTTCTATGAATAGATCATTTATAATAGGTGTTGACAGACCTAAAATGAGATTATATGATGTAGAAAACACTGCTCAAAATATTGTTGACAGTAACCAACAAGAAACAAAAGAAGAGTATCCTACACCAGATCAAAGTTACGATAAGTTTAGTGATTTTAAATTGTAATATATGGTAAAAAAACAAAAAGTTAAATTTCATAGAGGTGATCAAAGACCTCATACTCCAGACCGTAATCTATCTTATCGTAAAAAGATGGTCAAAAAAGGTACGAGTATAGTATGGCATGTAGTAGAATATCCTACAAAATCAATAGTAAGTGAAATGTTTTTTGAAGAAGACGCACAAAAACTAGTACAATTTCAAAATAAACATAAAGTATGGCAAGAAAATGGTGGGGTGCCAAGCTTTTTATGTTATAAATATAACAGATAAACAAGTTGATTTATATGGAAAAATTGATTATAGTAATGGAATGTATGAGAGAGAAATGTTTAGTTTTAAAGGATTTATTACAAAAGAACGAAATACACATTTAGAACACTTAGAAGACGATATAATAAACAAAGGTTCTAAAGGTGGTAAAAACGCAGTTAACTTCTTAAAGTCAATAAGAAACATGCTTGCTGGGTCATCTAGCAAAAAAGTTAATATGACAGTGAAGTGGGACGGCGCACCTGCTATAATATGTGGTATTGATCCAGAAAACGGCAAATTCTTTGTCGGCACAAAAGCTGTATTCAACAAAACACCTAAAGTAAATTACACTAATTCAGATATAAGAAAAAATCACTCAGGTGAATTAGCAAACAAACTATCAATCGCATTAAAAGAATTATCAAAACTAGGTATCTCAGGTGTACTACAAGGCGATTTTCTATTTTCAAAATCAGATTTAAAAACAGCAAACATAGATGGTGATAGTATGATTACTTTCACTCCTAATACTATTACATATGCTGTACCTGTAAACTCATTAATAGCTAGAAGAATTACTAGAGCAAAAATGGGTATAGTATTTCATACATCATACTCAGGTAAAACATTATCATCAATGACGGCAGGTTTCGGTACTGTTAGAGGTAAATCAGGTATATCGTCTGTATTTTTAGCAGACGCTGCTTACAAAGATGTATCAGGTAGTGCCAAGTTTACTAAATCAGAGTTAAGTAGTTTTGACGCTTTAATTAGAAAAGCAGAGGGATCACTTTCTAAAGCTTCTCCTATCTTAGATGAAATGAGTAAGTCTACCTCAGATCAGTTTTCAATAGGTTTTAGATTAAAAACATTTTTTAATTACTACATTAGAAATAGTAAAGGTGGTATGGCAAAAGTTAGAACACTACAAGAAATGTTTAGAAATTATTATGAGGCATTTGTACAACAAGAGATAGACGCTAGAAAAACTGAAGCAGGTAAAGAAAAATATAGAGCAATACTAAAAAATGGTTTAAGTTTTATAGACAAAAATCAAAGTGCTTTAGTTATGGCAATAGCTTCTCACGTTAGTTTACAAACATGTAAAAATTCTTTAGTATCAAAACTATCACAAATACAAAGTATCGGACATTTTTTAAGAACACCTAACGGTTATAAAGTTACGGCACCAGAGGGTTTTGTTGCTGTTGATAAAGGTAATGCTGTTAAGTTAGTAGATAGATTAGAATTTAGTAGAGCAAACTTTACTGCTGAAAAAGATTGGGTAAAAGGATAATGAAATTAAGACAATTAATTAGAGAGACAGACTTTGAAAAAATGCTTAATGAAGGTGTTTATGACCCAGGTATATTCAAAGCATTTTTCTTAGCAGGTGGTCCTGGTTCAGGCAAATCATTTGTAACTGCTAGTGCTTTTGCTGGTACAGGATTAAAAGTTGTAAACTCTGATAATGCTTTTGAAAGAGGTTTAAAAAAAACAAACTTGTCATTAAAAATGCCAGATGAAGAAGAATACTTTAGAAATATTGTAAGACAAAGAGCAAAAACTTTAACATCATCACAATTAGATACTTACGTTAATGGCAGATTAGGATTAGTTGTTGACGCAACAGGTAGAGATTATAATGTAATAAACAGACAAGTAAATGCTTGTAAAGTATTAGGATATGATTGTTATATGATATTTGTAAACACAAGTTTAGATGTTGCTCTACAAAGAAACTTAATTAGAAGTAGATCAATACCTGAATATGTTGTTAAGAATAGTTGGAACACTGTACAACAAAATATAGGTAAGTTTCAATATCTATTCGGTAGATCAAACATGGCAATCATAGATAATAATAAAAGTGACCAAGAGTTAGTTACTGACACATTAAGAAGAGCCTCTAACTTTGTTAGATCAAACTTAATGAGAAAACCAAATAATATAATTGCTAAGACTTGGATAGCAAGAGAATTACAAATGAAAAAATTAGGAGTACGATAATGTATTTTTCAGAAAGTATCATAGACATTCCTAGAAAAACATACGCTAAAGGTGTGTTTGATAATGCTGATACTGAAAATCCTAAATTAAAAGCTGGTGTTATTGCTATGATTAAAAAACAAATAGCACAGTTTGAAAAATATGCTCCTGTTGAAAAGTTTTCACTAATAGGTTCTATCTTAACTAAAAGATATAGAGAAGACGCAGACTTAGACATCAATGTATTATTTGATGTGGCACCTGCTGATAGAGAACCTATGAGAAAAGCACTCGCAAAAAATTTAAAAGATATAAACGGTAAACTTGTACCAGGTACACAACACCCTATTAATTATTTTGTTATCACTGATCCTGAACTAAAGAAAAAAAATGATGATATGGCAGATGGTGTATTTGATGTAGAAGAAAACAAGTTTACTAGAAGACCTGAAGATCAAACTTTTGATCCTGAAAAGTATGAGGCAGAGTTTCAAAAAAGAGTTAGAGAATTAGATATTGTACAAGGCGAATTAAAAAGAGATTTAGTTGATTATAAAGAGTTGACTGAACTATCAGATGATGATATATTAAATTTACAAGAACTAATAGGTAAAAAATTATATGAGATAGAAGACAGTATCAAAACTTTAGTTGATATTGGCGATGAAGTATTTAAACAAAGACAAGACGCATTTGCTAATGACATGTCACCAGATGAAATAAAATCATTTGGTAAAAAACATAAGTTGCCTAAAAATGTTGTTTACAAATACTTAGAAAAGTATCATTATATAAAAATGTATAAAAAATTAAAAGAAATATTAGAAGATGGTAAAGTTACAGATGATGAGATTGATTCTATGGACGAGGCACCTAGAAAAACAATCGCATTTACATTCGGTAGATTTAATCCACCTACAATAGGGCATGAGAAGTTAATTAAAAAAGTAAAAAGTATATCAGCAAATGATTACAGAATATTTTTAAGTAGAAGTGAAGACCCTAAAAAGAATCCTTTATCACCTAGACAAAAACTAGACGTGATGAAAAAGATGTTTCCTCAATATGCTAGTAAGATAATGTTAAATCCTACTAACATGATATTAGATATTGCTACTAGTTTACATAAAAAAGGTTTTACAGAAATCTTTATGGTAGTAGGTAGTGATAGAGTTAGAGAGTTTGAAACAATCTTAAACAAATACAATGATGTTAAAAGCAGACATGGTTATTATAATTTTGATAATATAAATGTAGTATCTGCTGGCGAAAGAGATCCAGACGCTGAAGGTGCTATGGGTATGAGTGCTAGTAAAATGAGAGACGCTGCTTCAAAAGGAAACATTAGTAAATTTAAACAAGGATTACCTACATCATACAGAGACGCAGAGGGTTTAATGAAACAAGTTAGACAAGGCATGAAACTGGCTGCTTCACTAGATTATAGTTTAGGTTATAATTATAAACCTATAGCTAGTTTAGAAGAATTTGAACAAAATCAAGTAAGAGACCTATATGTAAGAGAACAAATTTTTAATATAGGCGACAAAATTAACAACATAAAAGAAGATATAACAGGCAAAGTTGTAAGACGTGGTACTAATTACATTGTTGTAGAAGACAATGAAAATAATTTACACAAGTCTTGGATATGGGATTGTGTGCCAGTTGCTTCAGACAGAGAGGTAGAAGTGAGAGAATATAATTTAGACGTTGATTACGGCTTCCAAGCTGTATCAGAAAAAGAAGAAAAAGCAGGACATTCAAAAAGACTACCACAAGATAAATCAATAGGTAGTAAAAAAGGTTCTCAACCTAAGAAATATTATAGTGGTTTGAAAAAAGATACTAAAGGTAAACGAGACGCTTTCTTTAAGAAACAAGATACAACAGATGATAGTCCATCATCATATAAGGCAGCGCCAGGTGATAAAGACGCTAAAACAAAAACTAGTAAACATACTAAGAAATTTAAACAAATGTATGGCGAAACTTCAATGAATGAGGCTTGTTGGAAAGGCTACAAACAAGTTGGTATGAAAAACAAAGGCGGAAAACAAGTGCCTAATTGTGTACCAGAAAGTATGAGTTTAGAAGACGCAAAACAAGTTGAAGGTTATGTATCAGAATCTTACGAGATAGGTGCTGATTACGCTAATCACGCCAAAGAAATTACACCAGGTGAGACAGCAAATGCTACACCTGTAGACTCTAAAGAACGTGGTAAAGTAGTCAAAAAAACTAACGATCCTGCTGTATCTAAAAAAGATATACATGAATGGTCAGTTTCGGATGCTGTTTTAGATAAATATAAGACTAGATACAAAGAACAATGGCGTTCTAAACTAGACGAAGTTGTTGATAAAATGATGAAAAAATTGGAGATTGACAACAATGCCTAGACTTGATAAATTTATACAAGATATATTAGAAAATACGCCACACGAAGGACAATTTGATAAGATGAAAACGTTTAAAGAAGTTAAAAGTAATTTAAAAGAAGCAGTAGCAACTAAAACTCATTTACAGTATATTAGAGCTAAGACTGCTGGTAATAATCACTTTGAAGCAAGACGATACATAGCTGATCAAATTTTAAGAGATAGTAAATTAGCAATGGCTTATAAATCATTAGAAGTTATACATGACACTTATGGTAGAATTATAGGTAATGACGCTGTTCAAATAAGACAGAGATTAGAAAAAATGCTAATGTCAGATTTAAAAAGAAAAGTCTCTAATTGGGACGAAGTACACTCAGCGTTATAGGAGATAACATGAATAGTAGATATAGAAAAACACTTACTCAATCTTTACAAGAAGTTAAGATTAGAAGTCTTTACATGAAAGGTAAAGAAAAAGATAGTATTGAAGTCATAGCTAAAAAATTAGGTATGTCAATCTCAGACGTTAAAAAACTTATGGGTGAAGCTGACTTATCAAAAGGTCAAATTAAAAAAGTACATAAGATGGCAGATGACTTGCCTAAAAAAGATTTCAAAGATAGATATGGTAAAGAAAAAGGCGATGCTGTTAGATATGCTACAGCAACAAATATTATTAAGAAAAAAGAAGGTGTCAAAGAAGAAGACTTAGAAGAAGTAAACGAAACACCTCAAGGATTTGCGTTAGTACAAAAAGCAAAAGAGATTGCTAAAAAAATGGCAGGTAGTTACACCAATGCTGTAAAAGAAATAGAAAAATTACAAAAAGGTTTATCTGACAACTCGTCTGTTAAAGACGCTTTAATGAAAGCTAACGAAAGTTTAGAAGAAAAAATTAAACCATTTATGATTTCTTACAGTAAACACGGACAACATGCTGGGTTTAAAGACGCAGATAGTTTACCAGAAATACAAAAGATGGCACAAGATTTAAAAAGTAGAGGTTTTACTATTGATAAAATGGGTAGATATAATCCACCTGTTAAAGAAGAAAACTTACAAGAGTTTAGTAGATCACAATTAGATACTTTATCAAAACAGTATGCTGATTTAAAAGGCAAAACAATGTCATTAGATCAGGCAAATAAATTAAGAAAAATATTTGACAGAATACCTGACGCATTTTTAAATGATTTAAGAAAGAAAAAAATACCTTTCTTATCTGGCTTGGCATTATCTCGTATGATACAAAAGAAAATGCCAGTTAGAGAACAACTAGAAGAAAAAAAATTAATGGTCAAAAAGGGCGACAAAGTTAGAGAGATTAACGACTTTGAATGGCGCACTTATTCACAAATGGGCTATAAACTAATAGGGAAAGACGGAGACGTTATGAAAGAAGATAGATATGCTGGCGCTAGAAGTTTAGTAGAAACTATTAAAGGTTTACAAAACAAAGCTAAAAAAACAGGTATGACTTATTCAATATTAAAAAAAGTATACGATAGAGGTATGGCTGCTTGGAAAGGCGGACATAGACCAGGTGCTAGCCAACAACAATGGGCGTTTGCTAGAGTAAATAGTTTTGTAACTAAATCATCTGGTACATGGGGTGGGGCAGATAAAGACCTTGC